AAAAAATGGAGCAAACGGGTTATGTTGAGGAAGAACTTGAGCGTGTGAGAGAAGAGGTACTTCGCGATGAGAAATATATTCCTCAGGATGTTGCATGTAAGGTGGCTTTTAAGCCTGAGGTGAATATAGCGACAGATGTCCCCGATAATGAGCGGGACGAGTTTAAACTGAAGTGTCGCGTATTCTACATTCTCGGATATCTCCAGTATATTATGGCTGCGATGATAATGTGCTTTAGACAAGTAATTGAACGAGGAAAAGTGATTAAAATAGGGATGTCATTTTGGCATGGAGGTGCTTTGAATTTTGCTATGGGCATGGGTTATAATGATCCTGATATAATCTTTGAAGATGGAGATTTTAAGCATCTTGATACGACAATCCACATGACATTGTTATTTTTATATGTGACGCAGGCGTTCGTGTATTATGACTTTGACAAAATGAATTCGGTAAACAAAATACTATTTAAAGCCTTCCTAAATATTTGTGCGCAGAGATTGGCAATCAAAGTGACACATATGTTTGGATCAATATGGAGGGTTGTGTATGGTGGTATGCCGTCAGGCGCGTATGAGACTTCTCATGGTGACTCGTGGGTCGTGGCATTCGTGTATTTTTTATTTGTTGCGAGTGTAATAAAACGTAATCCGCATCGGGCGTCTCAAATAAATGCGCTATACGCGTTGCGTCGCTGCGGAATCGTTGTGTATGGCGATGATCATATATTGTTCACACATAAGTCGGTTCATGACATAATTAATGAGAAAGCATTTGCAAATTTTGTAAAAAAACATTTTAACATGTTAATAAGAGACATACATGCTGCTCCTTTTATAACAATTGTGAATGACAGTACTGGCTGCATTGTAACTCCTGGAGTAGTGTTTTTAAAGCGCTACTTTGTTAATCGTGAAAATGTTTTCTCTCCTGCTGAGATAGCTCTTTACAATATAACGTCAACCGTGTTACCATATCGTCCGTTAAATGCGATAATTCAAAAGTTTGCATATGGTAAGGGGTCGTGTAAGTCTAATATTGAGTACATTGTTTCTGCTATAGGAATGGCGTATGATACACAAGGAACTAATCGAGTAGCATATGAATTTTGTAAGTTGATGTACATTCGTATGAGTGCGGAGTTTTTCGGTATTATACATGATGAGTTGCGAAAGTTTATTGATGAGTTGATGAGATCAGAAAAAGATACTTTTGTTACTAGGTTGTGCCGCACATTATCAATGTCACCTAATGATCTTGTTGCAGGATTCCCGACTTGGGAGGATCTTGCATCGCGACATAGTTATGACATGGCGGCAGTTGACTTTGGACCTCAAGGGCATGAAGCAGAGGAAGAGCTATGGTAATTAAATCGATGGATTTGGCTACGGCATTTTAAAAACATTATTTCTACTTTTTACATATAATTGGAC